TCCGCGCGCGCGCGCGCGAGGCCGTCTCCTTGACAACTCGACAGTGCCCTGCTACTACCAAGGCAGGAAGATGGCCGCCTCTAGCCATAACGGCGTTACACCAAAAAAGCAGCAGCCGAACGGCTTGCCTTGGATGGAGCCGTTTCTGGCTGTCCTACGCAATACCGCCAATGTCCGCTCCGCCTGTGAGGCTGCTGGCATCAGTCGCGTTGACGCCTACAGGCAGCGCAAGCGTAACGCTGGCTTCGCCAAACGCTGGCAGGAGGCGATTGACGAGGCGGTCGATCTGCTGGAGGCCGAGGCGTTCCGGCGGGGGATGGCCATCTCGGACACGCTGCTCATCTTCTTGCTCAAGTGCCACCGGCCGACCGTCTACCGGGACCGCGTCGGCATCGAGGTCGAGCACGTGCGGCAGGAGGTGGAGGTGATGGCGGCCGCCGCTGGTATCCCGGCCGAGGAGGTTGACCGGGTGTATCAGAACGTGGTCAACATCGCGACGCGCAAGCGCGCCGGCTGACGGCGGCCATGCGCGGCTCGCCTGTGCTGACCCGCGAGCGCATCGCCCTGGCCGTCACCCAGTATGCGCTTGCCCGCCGGGCTCGGCCGGCGCCGCCGGACGCCTGGGCGCTGCATCCAGGTCAGCAGCGTGCCCACGACTCCCAGGCGCAGGTCGTCTCTGTGCTGGCCGGCACTGGCGGCGGCAAGACGAGCTACGCGCCGCGCTGGTGCTACCGCGAGTATGAGCGCACCCGCGGCTCGGGCCTCATCGTGGCGCCCCACAAGATTCTGCGCCGCACGACCATGCCGGCCTTCCTCGGCTATGCCGCGCACCTAGGCGAGTGGGAGTCCAAGGTGGATGGCATCTGGCGTTGGCATGCTGGCGGCTATGTCTACTTCGCGAGCGCCGACACGCCGGAGAGCATCGAGGGCGCCCACGTCTCCTGGGCGTGGTTGGACGAGCACGGTCAGCGCCAGTTTCCGCGTCAGGCTTGGGAGGCCGTGCAGCGGCGCGTCCGGTATCATCGCGGGCGCATCCTGGGCACGACGACGCCCTACGTAGTGGGCTGGCTCAAGGAGCTATGGGACGACTGGCGGAATGGCGACCGTCCCGATGTCGAGTTCATCAGTTGGTCCTCGAACGCTAATCCGGGCTTTCCTCAGGAGGAGTTCGAGCGTGCCCGGGCTACGTCGCCGGAGTGGCAGTTTCGCATGTTCTATTTGGCCGAGTGGGACAGGCCGGCCGGTCTGGTCTACGCCGAGGCGAACGATGACTCCTGGGTATCTGGGCTGCCGGAGGGCGCCTCGGACTGGCCGCTCTATGCGGGTCTCGACTTTGGCTTTCACAATCCCACCGCGATTGTGTACGCGCGGCGCTCGCCGGACGATGTGCTCTACATATGCGACGAATACTATGAGTCCGGCCGCACCGACGCCGAGAATGCCAGGGCAGCGCCGGTCGGCTGTCAGCGGGCCTGGGGCGACCCGTCGGCACCGGAGGCGATACGTGAGTTCGGCCAGCAGGGCTGGCGCATCGCGCCATGCGAGCGACACGAGGTCAAGGCGGGTATTGTTGAGGTGCTGGAGCGGCTGCGTTCAGGCCGCCTCAAGTTCGCGCGCGCCGCCTGTAGCGAGCTGGCGCGCGAACTGGACAGCTACGTTTGGGACGACCGCCGTCCAGACACGGTGGTCAAGGAGCATGATCATGCGTGCGACGCCCTGCGCTATCTCTGCTGGGGCCTGCGCCGGCCGCGCAGGCTGAGGGCGTTCTGAAGGAGGCAGCCATGAGCATCTGGACAAAGGCGAGGCGTATCCTGGCGCGGGCGGCCAAGGCCTTCACCATACGTTTCAGCGGTGCCGGCTCCTGGGCCTCGGCCCTCCTCCCGCGCACCCACTACAACTACCAGACTGCCATCGGTGACCCCTTGCGGTCGAGCGCCTTGGTCGCGACGCTCAACTGGATTGTCCGCAACTTCGCTGAGGCGCCGCTGCGTGTGGCCGAGACCGGGACGGGCGGGAACAGCGAAGTCCTGCCCAGCCATCCCCTCTACGAACTCCTGCGCCGTCCCAACCCGCACTACAGCGGTAGCATCATGTGGATGGCGACCGTCTTGGATTTCGCCCTGTGGGGCAACGCGTACTGGCTCACACTGCGGGGCGCCCAGCGCCGACCGGTGGAGCTGTGGTGGCTGCCGCAGGCGCTCGTAGAGCCGCGCTGGCCCCAGAGCGGCGAGGTCTACATCAGCCACTACGAGTATCAGCCGGACCCGGCGCGCGCTGCGCTCAAGGTTGAGCCGGCCGACATCGTTCACTTCCGCTGGGGGCTCGACCCGCAGAACACACGCAAAGGGCTCTCCAGTGCGGCTGCGCTCTGGCGGGAGATATTCACGGACGAAGAGGCGGCCAATTTTTCTGCTTCCGTCCTGCGTAACCTAGGCGTGCCCGGCCTCATCTTGGCGCCGGACGAAGGCACCGTCGAGCTGTCCCAGGAGGACGCCGACGATATCCGGGCGCGCATGAAGGAGATGTTCGCGGGCGACAACCGGGGCGAGGCGATGATCTTGTCGCAGAAGGTGCGCCCGCACCTGCTCTCCTGGTCGCCAGCCCAACTCGACCTGAAGACGCTCCGCAACATTCCAGAGGAGCGCATCTCAGCCGTGCTCGGTGTCCCGGCCGCCGTCGTCGGATTGGGCTCCGGCCTTCAGAATACCAAGGTGGGCGCGACCATGGCAGAGATGCGCGAGATGGCCTATGAAAACGCCATCATCCCAATGCAGCGCATCATCGCCGACACGCTGGACAGTCGGCTCTTGCCAGAGTTCGGCGACGAGAGGAGGCAGCACACGTTCTTTGACCTGAGCGAGGTGCGCGTGCTGCGCGAGGACCAAGACGCCCTGTACCGGCGCGCGGACATTGGCGTGCGCGGCGGCTGGCTCACCGTAGGCCAGGCGCTCCGCGCGGTCGGCCTGCCATCTGAGCCGGCGCTTGAGATATACCTGCGCTCCACGCTGGTGGTGCCAGTGCCGGCGTCAGAGCCAGGCCGGACGCCTTCGAACCTGCTCCAGGCTTCCCAAGGCGAGGCAGCGGCCAAGGCCAAATCGGCTGGCCGTGAGCGGCGCATCAGCGCGGCGACGGGTCGCCTCGCGGCCTTCTTGGCCCGGCAGGCGGCCGAGGTGGCCGAGCGCCTGGAGGCTGGCCCCAAGGCCAACGAGGACGAGATCGGCCTCCTCTTTCCGCCGGAGGAGTTGGCGGCGCTGGAGACGCTGTTGCGCGAGCTGTACGAGACGAGCATCAGCGCAGCAAGCGCCGAGGCGGCGGCCTCTGCCGGCGGAGCAGCGTTGGGCCAGGGGGATGAGGCTAGGCAGCGCATCGACCTGATGATGGGTCAGCGCGTCGCTGGCATCGATGCCGTAACCCGTGAGGCCCTTGCTGAACATCTGGCGCTTGGCCGCGAGCGCGGCTATAGCAGTAGGCAGATCGTGGTCGGCGTGCCGGAGGATGGCTACCTGGCGCTGCGCGACATCGAGACGTTCGGCGAGGCGCGGGCGCATATGATTGCCCGCACCGAGCTGGCGACGGCGGAAAACTGGGCGCAGGCGGCCACCTGGCGCAAGGCCGAGGTAGCCGAGGTGGACATCCTCGACGGCGACGGCTGCGGCTGGACGCGGCACGATGACCCGGATAAGGCGTCGGGCAGCCGGCGCAGCCTGGAGAGCCTTGAGGCGCATCCGGTGGCCCATCCCAATTGCGTGCGGGTGCCTGTGCCAGTGGTGGACAAGGCGCGGCGCAACGGTCGGGCGCTTGTAGCCCTGGTCGGCGAGTCATGAATGCGAGGAGTCCTTCTCCGGAAGAACCGCCTGTGCGCGCGCGGCTGCCGGAGACGCGACGGAGCGTGACGCATAGGGCTGTCATTGAGAGCCAGCAGGGTCCGCTGACGCTGTTCGTGACGGCCGGCCTGTATCAGGATGGTCGGGTGGGCGAGGTATTCGTCCAGGCGGGCAAGCTGGGCTCGACGGTGCGGGGGCTGTTGGACGACTGGGCGCGGGCCGTGTCCTACCTGTTGCAGTATGGCGTGCCGGTGGCGGAAGTGGTCGAGCGCTTTCGGGGTGGGAGCTACCCCCCGGCGGGGCTGACGGCGAACGCCGAGTTGCCGGCGTGCAGTTCGCTTACGGACTACGTGATGCGCTGGCTGGAGACCGTTGGCGGAGGGAGGGTCTAGCTGAGGGTCGCGAAGACGGCAGCGCTCCGGCCGGTCTACTGCCCGGGCTGTGGCCGGCGCATCATGGCGGCGCGCCGGCTGCGCGATCTCGCCGTACGCTGCAAGGGCTGTGCGCAATTGCTCCAGGTCAATCTTGAGGATGACGGCTCCCTGACTATCGCCTTGACAGTCGCGACTGCTACTGCGTATAGTTCCAGTTAACAGAAGAAGACGAGCCACCTAAAGGCCAGGGGAAGGCCCCCCAAGGCTCCGAAAGGCCCATCGCGCTGAAGGCCGTAGCGCGCGGAGGGCCTTTCTTGTTGGAGCAGAAGACCTACAGCAGTCCAGTCAAGCAGGCCGACGACCAGGGCGCGCTCTCCGCCGTCTTCGCCACCCTGAACGTCATCGACAAAGACGGCGCTGTCACCGTGCCGGGCGCCTTCGGCTCCCAGACGGTGCGCGTCCAGCCCTACGGCCACGACTGGCACTACCCGGCCATCGGCAAGGGCCAAATCCGCGAGGAGGGCGAGCGGGCGATCTTCGAGGGCCGGCTCAATCTGGACATGGAGGCCGGTCGGGAGACGTGGCAGTCGCTCAAGTTCGACCTCGCCCACGGCACGCCGCTCCAGGAGTGGTCGTACATCTTCGATGTCGTCGATTCGCGCTTCGAGGAGCGCGATGGCCAACGGGTGCGCGTGCTGGAGCGGCTGCGCGTGCACAGCGTTGACCCTGTATTCCTGGGCGCGGGCATCGATACGCGCACGCTGGCGGTGAAGGCTTTGGCCAAGAGCCCCATCGCGTCGCATAGCACCGATACGTCGCAGGAGCCCTGGGACGTGGGTCGGGTGGTAGCCGCCATCCCTAACGACGCCGGCCGCGAGGTGCTGCGCGCGATGGCCGCCTGGGTTGACACGGAGGGCGATGCGGATGTCAAGGCCTCGTATAAGTTCTGGCATCACTTCTACCGGCGCGGTTCGGGTCCGGCCAGCCTGCGCGCCTGCTCGGCGGGCATCGCCGTGCTCAACGGCGGCCGGGGCGGGGCCGACATCCCGGACCGTGACCGCCGGGGGGTCTGGAACCACCTGGCCCGCCACCTGCGCGACGCCGGCCGCGAGCCGCCTGAGCTGGCCAGCCGGAGCCTGATGTTTGCCGAACACCTGGAAGCCGCCGCCGCGTCGCTAGCGGACGTGGCGGCCTTTGTCGCTCGCGCGCGGACGCTTGCCGGTCTACGCAAGAGCGAAGGACGGGGTCTGAGACGAGACGGACTGGACGAGTTGCTCGTCGAGATAAAGCGGCTCGGCGCCGAGCTTGACGAGGCGCTGGCCGAGCCGCAGCAGCAAGAACAGTTGCTCGCGCTCTGGGCTCAGTATCAAGCCATCGAGGC